TTGCTCAATGGCCTCACGCGAAGTGCCATAGTAATTACCAAAAACTTCTGCGTGTTCGAGGAACGCATCTCTGCTAATCATTTCTTTAAATTCATCATGATTAACAAAGAAATAATGTTCACCGTGGACTTCACCAGGACGCGGTTGGCGTGTGGTGTGTGAAACAGAAACCTGGGTGTCATACAACGGTTGGGTTTTTAATAAAGCCTGAATCAGGCTGGATTTACCCGCGCCACTGGGGGCAGAAACAATATAAAGCGTGCCTTGAGCCATGAGTATCTTTCGTATGTGATTAGCGAAATAAAGCCTACATACGAGCTTATTATACACGGCGCGGCCATGTGACGTAGCCCTTGCTCACACTTTTTGCGCAAAGTTGTTGCGTTTTGCGTAGCTGCTTCCGCATTTGCCTGTCATTCACTGCAATAAAGACGATTTTCAGGAAGCGTCCTCGCAGACTCCGTTTTTGCCACTCGGCTTTGCTTTCATCACGTTGTATATCTGCCTGACTACCTACAGCGGAGGTGATGATGAAAGTATGGATGGCGATATTAATAAGTATCTTGTGCTGGCAATCATCTGTGTGGGCGGTCTGTCCGGCCTGGTCGCCAGCCAGAGCACAGGAAGAAATTTCCCGCCTGCAACAGCAAATAAAACAGTGGGACGATGACTACTGGAAGGAAGGAAAAAGTGAGGTGGAAGACGGTGTTTACGATCAGTTAAGCGCCCGTCTTACGCAGTGGCAACGCTGCTTTGGGAGCGAGCCCCGCGACGTGATGATGCCGCCTTTAAATGGTGCGGTTATGCATCCGGTTGCCCATACGGGTGTACGCAAAATGGTGGATAAAAACGCATTAAGTCTGTGGATGCGAGAACGTAGCGATCTTTGGGTGCAGCCAAAAGTTGATGGCGTTGCGGTAACCCTGGTTTATCGGGACGGGAAACTGAACAAAGCAATCAGTCGCGGTAATGGCCTGAAAGGCGAGGACTGGACGCAGAAAGTTAGCTTAATTTCCGCTGTGCCGCAAACCGTTAGCGGGCCTTTAGCCAACAGTACGCTTCAGGGGGAAATATTTCTCCAGCGCGAGGGGCATATCCAACAACAAATGGGGGGAATAAATGCCCGCGCAAAAGTTGCTGGCCTGATGATGCGCCAGGACGATAGCGACACGCTGAATTCTCTGGGCGTTTTTGTCTGGGCATGGCCGGATGGACCGCAGTTAATGACCGATCGTTTAAAGGAGCTGGCTACCGCAGGTTTTACTCTAACGCAGAGGTATACCCGTGCGGTTAAAAATGCTGATGAGGTTGCGCGCGTACGCAATGAGTGGTGGAAAGCGAAATTACCCTTCGTCACCGATGGCGTGGTTGTGCGAGGGGCGAAAGAACCCGAATCCCGCCATTGGCTACCAGGCCAGGCAGAATGGCTGGTGGCCTGGAAATATCAACCTGTAGCTCAGGTTGCCGAAGTGAAGGCGATTCAGTTTGCGGTGGGTAAGAGCGGTAAAATATCGGTGGTTGCGTCACTCGCACCTGTCATGCTGGATGATAAAAAAGTCCAGCGGGTGAATATTGGTTCCGTCAGGCGCTGGCAGGAGTGGGATATTGCGCCTGGTGATCAGATCCTCGTCAGCCTTGCCGGTCAGGGTATTCCTCGCATTGATGATGTGGTCTGGCGCGGTGCAGAACGTACAAAACCGACACCACCAGAAAACCGCTTTAACTCGTTGACCTGCTACTTTGCTTCTGATGTTTGTCAGGAACAGTTCATTTCACGCTTAGTCTGGCTGGGGTCAAAACAGGTTCTGGGGCTGGATGGTATTGGTGAGGCCGGCTGGCGCGCGCTGCATCAGACTCATCGCTTTGAGCATATCTTTTCCTGGCTTTTATTAACGCCAGAGCAATTACAGAACACGCCGGGGATCGCGAAAAGTAAAAGTGCGCAGCTATGGCATCGGTTTAATCTGGCTCGTAAGCAGCCTTTTACTCGCTGGGTGATGGCAATGGGAATACCGCTAACCCGGGCGGCGCTTAATGCCAGTGATGAACGGTCCTGGTCGCAACTTTTATTTAGCACGGAGCAGTTCTGGCAGCAGCTGCCGGGGACTGGATCGGGGCGCGCCAGACAGGTTATTGAATGGAAGGAAAATGCGCAAATCAAGAAGCTGGGCAGTTGGCTGGCTGCCCAGCAGATCACAGGTTTTGAACCTTAGTGTCCTTCGTGGCTGTAGTAAAAGACCGGTAATCCCAGCTTAAGGCGTAGCGCCAGTAAGCGGGCAAAAAAGCCGAATACCAGGGTGGAGATAATTACCACATCATGGTTAGAAACATAGTGTTGCAGCGCGATGTACAGCACGGCGGAGGCAAATGAGACACCGGCATACAACTCTTTCTGGAATACCAGTGGGATACGTTTACAGAACATATCGCGCAAAACGCCGCCAAACACGCCGGTGGTTACCGCCGCGACAACGGCAATAATTGGGCCGTGCCCCATATCCAGTGCAACCTGTGCGCCGATGATAGAAAAGACCACCAGTCCAAGCGCATCGAGCACCAGAAACACTTTGCGCAGGTAAGGCATTACAGGAGCAACGATAGTGGTGAGTACTGCGGCGGTAGCGACGATAATCACATATTCCGGGTGTTTGACCCAGCCGAGCGGATAGTGGCCCAGCAGAATATCGCGCACTGACCCTCCGCCAATTGCGGTGGCGGTCGCAATAATAATTACGCCAAATGTATCCATGCGCCGTCGTCCGGCCGCCAGCGCCCCCGTCATGGCTTCGGCAGTAATGCCAACCAAATACAAAATGTGTAACAGCATGGTTCTCTCCCTAAAAATCTGTCTGGCAGGGTAGCGATTTGTGCGCATTGTCACGATTGAGATTTTTTAAGGTGAGGGGAAATTGATAACTTGTAGTTATGTGAAATCGCTATTTTCTGTAGCGTAGATGCATTCTTCTGACTTCTTGTCTGAGAAAATGCATAAGAAAAAATAGGTTAAAATTGAGGGGTGGAAAAGAAAGGTGCAATGTTTAGCCATTGTGTTCACCGCACCTGGACTTTGGCTTACGCATCGGGTATCTCAATCAACAAAAAGAGTTTTTAGTTTCTGCTATTTCTTCTCTGTAATTTTTACACTGTTTTCCAACTGCTTGATGCTGACCTGCGGGGTCGGCAACTCCTCAGGCATGGTTCCGCCAAGTTCCTGAATGGTTTGCCTCACCTTGCTACCCACGTCAAAGTGTGTGGTATTAGCTTGCTGTTTTGAATTCACGCCATCCCGCTTGAGTTTTTCTTCTGTTTGGGTAGCTCGAAAGAGATTAGCCGCCAGTTCTGTTGAACCCATATGATCCAGGATCTTCTGACTCTTTTTCAGCCCCTTCCGCTGATGGATGGCTTTCTGATCTAATCCACCATACAGCCCCCGGTAACCATGATTCTGAAATATGGCGAAATCGATAGCTGTCGCTACCCCAGCTTGCTGCGCTGCCTCAACCAATTGTTTGTTATGTTCTTTCAATTCATTTCTCAGAAAAAGACGCTTTTCGTCTTCACGAAGTTGCCTGAAAGCTTCATCGTCAGCCAGCTCCTGCCGTCGGGTCTGGATAGCAAAATAAGTTTGCCCTGCCGCAATAACCGGTTTCGCAGGGTCGCCGTTTTGTACTACCAGGTAACAGGCATAGCGGGAGAGATGAACATCTTCAAGTTCTCGTTGAGCCCCTGAACCTAATACAACCATTTTGGTGGTTTCAACGAAATGGTCAGATGCAGCTTGATTGCTGGCTTCGCACGCTTGAGTCGCGCGGGCCAGTACCTTTTGAAAATTGCGCCAGTCCCGATAATCCAGTAACGGTGCCAATTCTCTAGCTGACCAAAATTCTTGCCCTTCAGTGCCATAATGCCGTATTTCTTCAAAAGGTTGATGATGTTCGTTCATTGCCCACTCCATGTGATATCGATTGCAAAGAAAGTAAATCTGTAACTGTATTTATATACAGTTGTGAGTATCTCACGTTCTCAGTGTGCTGGGCAAAAAAACATCGCAAAATCTGGAGCAGGCACGCAAAACAGAATTGAAGTTGCGGGGAAGAAAAATGCCGCTCTGTTTGAGTGGGCGGCATTTGTGAAGGCTGAAAAGTAAGAATTGGCGTTACGAGTTATTCAATGTTCTGAATCTGTTTGTAGAGTATTGGCTTCAATGCCGCATTGTAGCTGGTTTCTTCCTAATGCGATTTTTGATTATGTATACCCTTATGTACACGGTTTTTTCGGGTGCTTTGGTCAGAAGCCATTGCCTACATCCCTCACGATCGAGGTGTGTAACCCTGTTCAGGCTTGTTGTACTGCGCACGCGTATTGCTCGTGAAATTGATTGTGAGAGGTAAGTTAATCGCTATTTTTAGGAAGTATATTTACATAGAATGGGGAAACGGACTAAAAAGCTGCCTGTATGATAGGCAGCTTTTTAGGCTTACTTATTCCATTTATCGCATTTGTGCTTCTTCTTCACGAATACGCTGAATAGCATTTGCTAAACGCAATTTGGAGTTGTCATCCCAATCTTGGGTTCTTTGGCCTACTGGTGCACATGGGGTAATTGAACCACTAACCAGCATTTGACGAACTTCAGCAACTTCTTGTGCACTGATAGAAACGTGTGGTGAATGTGGGTTTTTGGTATCCATAATCAGCCCCCTCTGCAATAGAGCTTCGTTTACTTCGCTAATGGTTGAAACAGAGTCTTCTACTAATGATGCGTTAGTCCTGAAGTCTAAAAAACGTACAGTGCCGCCAGTGTATGGGTCAAGCTTTTTAGATTCTTCAATTGCTGATCTTGCGCAATGGCTATACATCCAGTTTTGCGCAGCAGCACCGCATCCTGAGCCTGTAAAGACAGCGAACAGTTCTTCCGTTTCGTTATTTTTTACAACTAATTTTTGACCTTTATCAAAAATCACTTCATTAGTTGATTTTTTCACAATATGTAAATTTACCGATTGACCAGTAGGTAAAACAACTGGTGGTTCTTGTTGAGATAGGTCTCCTCGCCACCAATGCTTCCATAACTGAATCAAAAGACCATCACCGGCTAAAAGCATAACAAAATCATTTCGTGGAGCTAGCTTACCGAAGCCGGTGTCGTCAATATACAGGATATGACCATCGTAGCCATGTGGGCTAAGATCAACAGACCACCTAGAGTCGGTCGCTACTAAGGCGTTAACACGATCATATACCGTTGTAGTCATTATAGATGCTCATAAACCATTAAGGTTCAAAAACTCTATAGCAAATGTTGAAAGAAGCAAATTGATTATACTTATTAATGTGATGTTGGGTGTCTTGATCTTTTAGTTGATGCTATGCGAAAGCAACGACAGTTTTGCTTGGTCATTGTAGTAAGACACCTCCTTTGCTTTATCGTAGCTGGCAATCTTTATCGCGATAACGCCTGAAGTACCCTCTCGCTTCCTCATCCATACCAAGAGCTGAATGCGTTCGCTTAACTGCCTGTCTTAAGTCTCCGAATCTGTCTGTAGTTGCTGGTGGGCGTGCCGCCCTACGGATACATTCAGAGCGTCTGTTTGCTGCATGTTCACGTTCTTTATCGCCATCTGCCAGCGTCATGACTTCTGCCCATCGTGTGGCAGCTCTCCGGCATAGCCCTTTTAACTCCAGCTCTTCAGCTTTCCTGTCCCTTATCATTTCTGCCTCTCAGACTATATAGATAAGCAAAAAGGTGTTGGTTCAGTTGGTTCAGTTGGTTCAATTTGTAAAGAGTATTGTTTTTAAAAGGATTATTCGCAAAATGTGAACCAACACACCCCATTTTTGAACCAACAAAAAGAGGCCGTGAACCAACACGCCGTTTAAAAACCGCTAATTATGAGGGACATCCACCAGCACAGGGCTTGTCTAGTGCTGGTTAGGTGCTGCTCACCGCGCACGGAGCGGCGCTGGTTTGCTCCAGCGATATGCGGGGCTGGTCATCATTTCGCGGTACCGCCTGGCTATTACAGGGCCCTCTGCCAGCTGGCGCCTTAATTCCCGCAGTTCTGCCGGGCTGAACTGGTGGCCGTCATGCTCCAGCTTGGCAATGGTCAGCAGCTCGATTTCTCGTGGTGTCATGGATTCCCCTCTGATGGTGATCGGCATTATATTGCCAGCCAGGGTGATTCTTCACTGGCCGGAGCCGTTGTGCGTGAAGTCTATGCGTGAACTCCATATGCTATGTGTTAAGTTACAGCTCAAAATGTCCTGTTCCGGTGGTAACTTTTTTGGTAAACAGCGTTTTGGTGGATACCAACATGGATACCTCGCTTTTGGATACCGCCCAAAGCCAGATTGTCACTATGCTTAATCTAAAGCAGAGGAGCCTCTATGCGCCTTATCAAATTAAGCGAAGTCATGCTCAGAACGGGCTTCAAGAAAACGGCAATCTACTCATGGGTTAAGACGGGCACGTTTCCACAGCCAGTTAAAATTGGTAGATCAGCTAGATGGTCGCTTGAGGAGGTTGAAGCTTGGATCCAGAACAAACTTGATTCGCGGGCTGGCAACTAATGATTAGCTTTAATATCGAGTGGTGGATAGTCCATGGACAAGCTGATGGGCGCACTCGACGAAAACGATGCGCCAGGCGGACTGTGTCGCTCATAAACCGGGAGTTGGCCAGAGGACTTAGTTGTCCTTTGCAATTCTGCAGGTTCGCACGTGAAAGTAGCCAAAACCCTGCGAACCTGAGTGCAAACCTGCAACTGCGAACCACTGAGGTGGCCTCTCATAGCTGGTGGTCATACTGGATATTAATCAGGCCTGCCACAACCATAACAATCCATAACAGGCGCATCGCACCAACAATTACTAATAGGTCCGCTCGCAACACTAATTTTGACTAAGCCTGAACGCAATGCTCAGAAAGAACGAAGAATGGAATGAATCGTACCATCATGTTGCTCCATGATTTTTACGTTCAAGACAGTTGCTTAATCTCGCCTCGCAATTCAGCCCCCTTGCCGTTATCGAGAAGTCTTTCTCCTTTCGGTTAATGCTATCGGTCTTCATATTACCAGCAGCATACGCCATCCGATTATTTCGATGCTACGCGCGCGTACTTGTCGCAAAATACCAGGCAAAGGCCAGATTCAGAACGTCGTGATAACCACCAGCACAACATGAGAGGTCATGTAACGCGATTTATCACACCAGATACATGTGATTGGTGTACCCGCATAAAACATCGTCATAGCGCGTCCTGTGCGCATATACGCCGATAATCAACACATCACCACCACTCTGTCTCATGTAGAGAACAGTTTTATGGTATCCCCCCGCCATCGTGTGCATACTGGTCGGACGTAGTTGCAAAATTTTTTGCAACTGATACCCCTCGCGCGCGTACTTGTCTCGAAATTGGTGTTTTGCTGTGGCAGTGATATCAGAAAAATCTTCCTGTTTCACATAAAGCGGATATGTGCGTACTGTAACGGCCCCATCAACGGGGATCGGATTTGAAATCCCGACCCAAGCTATGTACCAAATGCCATGTCTTGGATATATGATGATTGCCATTCTAAACAACGCTAAAGGGAGGGTTGGTGTGAATGCTCAGGCTGCCATCATGGTTTTCCTTGGTCTGATTGTCGCAAAACTATATCCAGACTGGTGGAAAGGGGCATTAGCAACTGTCGCCATCTATTTGCTTTTATCCGTCGTTAAGCGATCATTCGCTAAGACCGTAAATCAAGCAAAACATTTCTCATTTAAGAATTTAATAAACTATATTACTGGGCTTATTTTTTGCCTTTCAATTTTGATCGCTTCAGCTTTTTTGCCCGTATCAATAGCTAATTTTTTTGGCGCACCATATGAGGTAGGTCATCTATTCTCTGTTTTTTGTCTTGTTCTTGCCCTTCTTTACCTGTGGATGAGAGCAAAGAACAAAAATTAGCCATCCGTGGCTAACCAGTTATTGAGCTTCTTTTTGTGATGCCTGTGCGACTCTGGTGAGCGATTGTGTGACCGTACTGATCGCTCTGTCATATGCTGTGCTACCTTTTGGCGTATTTGCCAGACGTAACAAGGCATTTCGTATAACAGGGCTTTCGTATGCCTTCGCTGCTCCGCCTACGGCACCAGCAGCAGGAACAACAAACGCAGCCGTTTTTAGCATCCCCGCCAATACTGCTGCGTTTATGATGCCACCACCAACTAACAATCCATAAAGCTGCTGACCATTTAAGTTTTGAACGTTCGCTTTTGCCGCGTGTCTTGTATCGTTGAGGTATTTAATAACGCCGTCCAGTTCCTTTCCATGTACGCCTTTAAAGAAAGTTGCTGATTGCTTCCTGTTCCGGTGTAACGCATTAATAAACTTCTCAACACTGATATTTCCAGACGGATCAGTCGCCTTATCTACAGCATTCTGAACTATAGCTGCTCGTGCGTTTTGCCTACCATTGTCATCCAGAAGCCTGTAAAGCTGAGAACGTTCTGATGGGCTTTGGCTAAAAACGAGTTTTGTTACATCCTCAGGCGTGGCCTTGCCGCTGGCTATTGCCTTTTGAACGCGCGTTCTTCCCATCATGTCATTGAATTTAGACCATGAGCGATCAACCCTTGCCATATTAATGGCTTCGTCTGCTCCAAGATTTTTGGCTACGGCTTTTTTCATATCCGCCGTATATGCCTTGTAGATAATATCGCTGGCTTTCTGGAGCGTATCTTTATCAACAGTGTCAGATGACGCTATAAATCGCTTTCGAAGATCGGTTCTGTTTTCCCTCGCCAGACGCAGGTCATTTGGTCCGCTGGTGATATCGTCTTTAAATTGCTGCAAGACTTTTACCGCGGCTCTATCCTGAGATTTGCCAGGGCGGCTTAACACGGCAATCTGATTGTCGATAGTTTTTACCGTGTTTGAGAGATCGACAGGGGTATCCCCCATAGCGTCAATTATGCGGTTATATCGCTTTCCTGCTGCCTCAATGAATTTTTGTTGCCCTTTAGTCGCAGATTCATAAAGCTGTTTATCAGAAATGCCACCCAGACCATCGCTAAATGTTCTGACTAAATTTTCTCGTGCTTGTTGTTGATTCAGCCGATTCTTACCGGTTCCAAAAAAAGGAACTCTTTCGCCTAATGTCTGAGCCTGACTCTGCATAAAGGTTTTATCTTTCAGCATGTCACTGGTCATTAACGGCAGATTTCTTTCCGATGCAAAGTCGACAGCAGCCTTTGCTTCAGGCGACATATCACCACGAACAGCCCTCGAAACCGCACTCGCTGTATTTTCCAGCCCCTTACCAATACCACCAATGCCAGCAGAAATTACCGTTTGTAACGGATCAATATCTTCTCCACCAGCCTTGCTGGTGGCTCCCTGTAGTGCTAAATCTGTAGCTGCTGATTTTCCTATGGCACCAAGCACCGTTCCAGCCCTGCCCGCTGGTGTAAACGCCAGCGCATTAGCCAGAAACGAAGTCAGGTCTTGCGGTGATAAACCCGGCTTGTTCAGGGCATAATCACCTGATGGCAGAGAAACGATAGTATTCCCCTTCTCATCCTGCCTTAATGTCGCCCCCATGCCCTGAAGAATC